GATGGAATGACCGTACCTATAGAAGCAGAATTTAAAGAGAATCTTAAGTATCCGGGAGATCCTGATGCTCCAAGCGAAGAAATTTTAAATTGTCGTTGTTTTTTGCTGTATAGCTAAAAAATAGAGCCAATTAAGGCTCTATCCTATTATTTGTGTTTTCTGCCGAACCAGAAGCCGCATATATAGTGTATCTTAGCTACTATACTATCTAAATTTACTGTGGCATCATCATATTGATTAAACAATTCCTTTTGTTTTTCACTTAATGTATTTTTAAAATTATCTGCTATATGTTGATATTCTTTTTCTGCTTTCTTATATTCTACATCTCTATTTAATTTCTCGTGTAGAGTTTGTAAGAACTTTCCATAATTTTTCTCTGCTAATTTCATACTTTCCATCCCCTTTTTTAGTACTTCCCCTTTAAAAGAGGGGTTTCCGCCTTTAAAGGGGAAAACTCTCTATGTTTTAGACCTCAATTATCAATTAAGAACTTCTTTGTTTACAGTTATATTTTGAATCAACCATTCTTCTGCTTTATTATCTATCCTAAATGGGGTATCTGCATTTATACGCCCTTTCTGATCTTTCAAGTGATTAATTAAATAAGGAAATTTACGAACAAAAGCTCCCGATATCCCTATTCTTACTAAAAACGCTAAATTTATCATCAATACTATGCGACCTCCTTGTATATTATAGTAAAGTTTTTTGTTTTACCATTTGATTCTACAGTAATCTTACTTGGGTAATTATTTTCTACAAGCCAATCTTTAATTTTTTCTATGATAGAATAAGTATATTTTATTACGGTACCTTGCCATGAACCTGTACTTTCCCACACTTTTTCTTGCTCGTCCTCTAATATTTCTAGCTTATTTATTATAGAATTTACAGCTTGGATGTGAGGTTTACCACTTGCGCTATAAATACCTGTTTCTCTTGCGATCTGCTTGGTATCGTAAAATTTTTCTTCTGTTTTTATTTCCACAGGTATTTCTACCCCTGCCTTAGAATATAGACTTTTAGCTACAAGTAATTTAATATTACTGTTTATTCCTACTGCATCTAGCATAGGTGATAGAAGTTCTATTGATTTATTTACGTCATGTAAGCTTTCAAGTTGTTTTATTTCGTTCGTATCAATATTGCTAAAATGTTCTTTTATGTCTTGTAATTTAAAATATCCTTTAACTAACTGCTTTTGGACTTGCCATGATAATTCATCTTGCATCGGTTTAGTCATCATTAAATACCCACTTTCTGTGAATATAGGGATGTTCTTTGATGCATTAAGTGCTTGAATTGAAACTTCTTTGCTCCGACTTAAAGTCCGAGCAAACTCACTTTGCTTTTCTAAAATAAAATAATCTTCTTTATCAATCAAATATTTTTTGTTTCTTTCAAATGTTTTTCTTACCTCTTCAGTTTCTCTCCCATGCAATCTTGCAATATCCCATAATGTAACAACCCTTTGTCCATTGTATTCTTTGATCGATATTTCTTTATTGCATATAGTTATGGAATTATCCATTTCTGCACCTCCTTGAATTAAGATAAGGAATATGATACACTAATCTTGAAGAAATAAGTATATCGCATCCCTTGAAAGGGAGTAATTTGGTCTGCTTTGCCGAGCAGGCTATTTTATTTTTTGTCAATTTTCTTATGCGAATCCATAAACTTAATCAAATCTTCTTTATCAAAGAAAATTGAGCGATCAATTCTTATATATGGGATTCGTCCCTCCTTTTTTAAAACAAATAATTTTGATCTTCCAATGTTTAAGAATTCGCACGCTTCCTTGACGTCTAAATATTTTTTTTCCATCTAAAATCTTCCTTTCACAATTAATTATATAATATATTATCTCTAAAGTCAATATATTTTAGTCCATTTTAGTATAAAATAATGCAGTTTAATTTTTTAAACTCTATGTGTAAATTTTAAACCATTATTTCCAATCTGTCAATTAACTTTTTAAACTTTTGTTTAATTTATTACACAATTCAAAATATTTTTGTATATAATATTACACAAATAATGTTAATGCACTTGTTTTGTGTAATATATTGAACTATAATATAAAGTAGAGGTGTTTTATATGCGTGAAACAATAC